TTACATCAGATAACATACCTTCAATAAAATTTGACTGCGAAATTTCAAATTCTTTTGCTTCTATCTGACCTTTCAAATTTTGAATAGTTTCAGTGTCTCTTGATTCCAATGCTATTTCATATTGTTTCTTCAATCCTTCCAGTTCCTTTGAAAAGCTTTCAGAAACTTTACCTGTTCCATAATCCGATGACAACCATGCCTTTTCAACTTCGATTTCATTTATCTGCCTGTTAAGTTCTTCAATCTGATGTCGAAAATTGTCAATCGGCTCCTGTAGTTCTTTAAGTGACTTAGTTAAACTCTCTATTTGTGATTCCCATTTGTTTTTTTCTTCTTTTTTCGAATCTCCAGAACCACCTTTTGATTTAGAACCACCGCCACCGCCACCTCTTTTTGATTTTGGCGAACCACCGCCACTTGTATTAAATGATGGTTTTGGCAGATTTTTATTCATTGAAGCCATATAACTGTCAGCTTCTGACTTAGAATCGAATTCTTTTCTTCCGTTTGGTGTTGTAACTTCCCATTTTTGTGACTTTTTCCCATTTTTAGTAACTTCATATGTCCCAACCCTTGCTTGTTGACCATTTATAATAGTGTCGACATATGAACTCATAGTTTTACTGTATTGAGAAATAACTGCTCTTGTCTGAAGATGTTGATGTAAATTATCCAAAATTATATTACCTTGTGCATCTGTCACTGTGACTATAGTATCCTCTACTCTCCTGTGCAAGTCATTCATTAGCACCTGTTGTTTTCCTAAGAAGTATTTTGTTTCAGCGTGATTTCCTTGTGATATACTAATCCAGTTTTCAAGAGAAGCATTATTCATTTTTATTTCATTAGCTTGTTCTCGTTCCAAACTTTCTATTTTACTTAAGTTTTCATTTCCTTGTGTATAAGCTTTATAACTCTGTGTTATCAAATTCATTATCTTGTCTGTCGCTATCTCTTTATCACCTTTGAATTTATTCCTATCTAGTTCTTCCTGTATTACTTTTCTTAGTTCCCCTTCTCCAAATCCAGTTTTTGCAAAATTTTCTGCAAGTTCCTGAACTTTTTCAGTAAAAATATTTGCAACATCTACTCCAAATTTTCCTTTTATTTCCAATTTAAGAGGCTCTAAATTCATGTATAATTCTTTTGTCTGTTTTTCTAAATCTTTAATTTGCTTTGTATATTTTGCAATAACATCTTCATTCATCTGTAACAGTATTTTTTCTTTTAAATTGCCGATAACATCAGAAATAGCATTACCAACTTTTTGATAATTTTCCGCTTCACTTCCTATTTTTCCGATTATGTCAGGATACAAGCTAGCTAGTTGTTCGTAAAGTTTTAACCTGTCCTGTTCATCTTTTGTTGTTGCCAGTCCATCTAATTTCTTTTTTGAAAGTTGCTCATAACTCTTCCATAATTCTTCAATTTTTTCTTTTTCCTGATCATAAGCAAACAGATAATCATTAACATTTTTTGTTTTTACAAAATTCTCTACCGCCTGAGCAAATCCATTAAACATATGCAATGCCCCTTCGGCTGCAGGCAACATTTTTTCTCCCAATGCTCCTGCTATATTAGTCATGTGAGCTTCAGCAACTTTGAGTTGGTTGGCATATCCATCAATAGTTCTTTCTGCATCTCCTTGTATATGTGCTGTTTTTTCCATTAAAGCGTTATATCTCAACTGCATTTTCTCTGCTTCAGATAAATTTGACCATTTCTCCTTTATCCCATGTGCATGAGCATATTCAGCCATTGTAGTCTCATTAAGTATAAATCCATACCTTTTCATGGCTTCAGTTTCTCCAGTGAGAACACCTTTTATTGCTGTAAAAGCTTCATCATCAGCAACGTTAAAAAATGAAGAAAAATCAGCAGTCAATTTTGTTAAATCTTTTGACCATTCCTTGAATACATCTGTTTCAAATCCTGCTCCTTTGAACATAGAACCGTAAACAGAAGCATAGTTTTGTAATTTGTAAATACTTCTCCCTACATTTTGGTCTATACTGTCAGCCCATCTCTGTATTTCTTCAGAACTTTTTTCAAATACCTGAGTAGTTATGTTTTCAAGTTCCTTCATATCGCTTGCAGCTTGAATACATTTAAGACCTATGTCCTTTATAGTATTTATAGCCGCACTGATTGCAAGAGTAGTCATGACATTTTTTAAATTGAAAAAGGAAGAAACAAGCTTTGAAAGTCCATCAGTTCCACTTCCACTTGCTTCTCCAACTTTTAAAATATCCTTGCTTGTTTTTTCCATCTGTTGAGTTGTCTTTTGAAATTCAGACCTCATTTTATCCAGTTCCTTTGAATATCTGTCCACTACCTCAACTACGGTTACCAGTCTATCTTGTTCTGTTGCCATTATTTCTTCCTCTTTTCTGATTTTACTTTATTTATTAACCCCAGAATAAAATGTATCTTTTCCATTAGCCAAAAAGGATGTTCGTCTATCCCTTTTCCAAATGGTAAGAATTTCAGTTCATATACTCCGCTCATTCCGTCAAATCCAAAATACTTCATATATTGTACTATATCCCTTATAAGCACTTTATATGCCCTATGTGGGCTTGTCGTATTGTTCATGAATATTGAACAGGCTCTGTAATAACTTGCTTCTAATCGTTCCTGTTCTTCAGTATCAAACCCATACCACCCGAGTTCTCAACTATTCTATTCAAAATTTCAGTAAATGCCGTAGGTTTATTTTCTAAAAATTTGACTACATTATCCCTTGTTTTTTCAACCTTTTCTCCATTCAGTACTATTTTTTCAGTCTGATTAAAAAGTAACTCAAATTCGGGATTGTCAAACAATTCATAATCTATTCTTACTTCTTCTACTACTTTTCCCTCATTGTAATATCTTACTTTTTTCCGAGGTTTATTCATGAAGTTCTGAAAGTTTCTAAATCCTGGTACTGTTTCAACAACTAATTTACTGTCATTTACTTCATAAGTAACAACATCCGTTACTTTATGTTCAGGTAACGGAGTTGATACTTTCTCTTCATCAGGATTCAGTTTTTCTTCATTCAGATGTCCTTTTAATTCCTCATTAGGCTTTAAATCTTGATGTTTATCCATATTTCTTTCCTTCCTATGGCAGATAATTTTCTAAAACTATTTTTACTGGAGACTTGATTCCTTCATCAAAATAAGCATTCAATTCCTTACTAATTCCACCTGCTCCTTCAAGGTCAGTAGCTTCTACATTTCCTATTTTACAGTTAGGGAATGTCAGAACAACTTTCTTAGTCTTGTCTTCCACTTCAGCAAATGTTACTTCTACGGCATATGATGTATTAGCTTTTAACATATCATGTGCATTCTTATATGAAGTCTTATTGAACTCATTAAACTGCAATGATAAGCTCACACTACCCCTGTCAGATTGTCTTATTGCCTTGTTGTAGATAGAATTCAAAGCTCCCTTACCTTCCAGCTTATTATCAATTGTAATGTCTATACTTTCTATTTCTGCAGTGACATCGGTATTCTTTTCTTTTATTACAGAACCTAAGCAGATTAAAGGTTTTCCTTTAAATGCTGTTGGAGTACCTGCAAATTTCGCATTCTGAATTGTATGATCCATTCCAATTAAAGTTGCCGTTCCAGTTATATAAGCTTCCAGCTGGGCATTTATCTTCAAACTTGATATTAAACAGTCCTGAGCATATTCATGAATATCACTTTCAACATTATCAGTAATAAGTGTTAGATAATTGTTATATGCATCATCAGGAGTAAATTCAAGATTTTTTGTTGCTACTGTCTTGCTTTTGAATCCTGCCCCTAACAGGAACATCTCCATTTGCCCCGTAGTTAATTCAACCGCTACATCACCATTTACCTCCACTTTAGAAACAAAACCATCTTTTTCCCAACGCCCTGTTCCAATTGCCTTTGAACTTACTTTATTGACATTTGGAGTAACAGAACTTGAAGTTGCAGCTAAAAGACTGACATCTGTAGTCTGTGGAGTTCCTTTTGCAGTCTGCTTTCCTAATAAAAATCTTACGTCCATTTCTTCCTACCTTTCTTTTATTTCCATTCTTATTGTCATTTCTACTATTCCCGTCAAATCATTTTCATTCTCTTTGATGTTCTGAACAGAATATTCATAATTAATTGCTATAATTTTCTTTTTGACCTCTTCATCAGCCATTATCTTTTCCAGCAAGCTGTTCATCTCTTTTATTACTTCTAATGAATTTGTGCGTAAGTTGTTAAAATAAAAATAATAAAGATTCATGATACTTGTGTATTCTTTTCTGCCACTCACTCCTATAGTAGTACTTCGTCTACTTGAAGGCTCTAATAAGAATTTACTGTCATTCAATGAACCAAAGTCATTATAAAAACCAAACTCGCACTGTTTCCCACTTATTCTTGATACAGCTTCCTTTAATGTTTCAATCATTTTAATTCTCCTAATACACTCTTATTCTTGAATTATTAGCTCTTTCTTCCTGTTGTTTCTGTCTTTTTTCCTTATCTTGTCTAATAATGTCCTCAATAAGATTATCTAAAAATATTCTTTTGTCCTGTGTGAAACTTTCCATTTCCAACTGTGCAAAAAGTTCATACTGTATATAGTTATTTTCAAGTATTTCTTTCTGCTTTTCAGTTAAAACAATTTCTCCAAGTCTCATTTCAATAAAAGCATTAGCTTGCTTCTTCAATTCTTCTATTTTTAAGCTTATATCCGTCTCATTCATTCCTAAACGAACAAGACGGACTTTAAGCATTTCACTTAATTCATAAGCCATTTGTTACCACCTACTAAGGTTTTATTGTTATTTTCCATCTCATGACTCTTTTTGGAATTGGAATAACTGGACAGTATCCACTTTGAAAAATAAATTTCTTTCCGGCAGGGTCAACTTCCACAACTTCATTTACAAAATACTCTGCCTTAAGCATTTGAGTGCTTTGCCCATTTGCTATTTCAAGTCCAACATAAGTATTTGTGAATTCAGAAGCAGTCGACAGATACATAAGCCCAGTCGTGTTAATTGGACTTCCATTGATATCTGTTGCAGGAACTAATGCCGTAACTCTCATATTCAAAATATTAAAGTTAGGATAAGTCTGCTCAAGATTTCTTGCTGCATTTGGTGCTATTTCAGCTATAGAATAAGCTTTCTGCGTTTCCCTTAAATTTGCATTTTTCATCATAGATTTTAAGATTTCAACATCAACTTCTATTGTTTCAGGATATATTTTATTTTCCTTCACATAGTCAGTTATTCTGTCCACCAAGAATATTTCCCACTGGTCATCAGATGTTTTGAAGTTAACTGCCGTTGGTGCTTTGTATTCAAAATCAATGCTGTCTCCACTCACTGGCAATGTTACCTTTCCAGTCAGATAAAGTTCAGCTGCCATTGCAGCTTTTGTATTTTCATAACCTGATTTAAGAATTGCCATTTTTTTACTTTCTATAAGTGCTTTGTTGTCTATTACTTGTCCATTTACTACAGTCGAAACTTGTCCTGCCTGTAATTCCAAAGTTTCAAGTGGTGTCAAAGCTGCAGTTCCTTTTATGATATCAGGCGTTATTGTTATTCTTTCAAACCCGTTTACCTTTATGGCTGGAGCTTTTGTCCCTCTAGGTACAATTGATAGTGTAGTCAGTTCTCCTACAACATCATCAAGCTTGAAGCTGTCAGATATAGTCATAAAAGGTGTTCCGTTAAATTTTTCTAAATAATATTTATTAACTGAATTTACAGGCACCCCTGCAAATACTCCTATAAGTTCTGCTTGTCTTTTATTAATCGACATTATTTTTTACCTCCTCTAAATATATTCCATTTCTTTCAAGTTCTGCTATTGCTTTATAATCTGTTCCCGTTATTCCTACAACTAAAGACTTATCCAAAGCACCTGCTCTTACACATACTGCTATTGCTTCTTTTGAAGTTGTATCCAGTTCTTCTTCTCCCTTATAAACTCTCCTTGGAAGTTCTGTCCCATCTGTTCCCGCTTTGTTAAATTTGTGCCAAGTTCCATCAGCTGTTTTCTGTGATAGTACTTGTCCTGTTGCTATTTTCCCATTTCCACTTGCTACTAAGACTGTTTCACCTGGAAGTGTTTCAAATATTACTAAATGTTTTTTCTCATACTGTTCTCTTTTTACTCTATTTCCCATCTTCTCCTCCTACTTATACATTTTTTCTGTTTCTTCTTTTGCTTTTTTCATTATTTCAGTTACATTTTCTATACTCTCATTTTTAAATTCCGCTTCACTGGATACATTATTTAGATTCAAAGCTTTTGGCATCTTCTCAAATATCTTTTCCAGTATTTCTCCAATATTAGCCTTTTCCTTATTGAATTCAAATTCAGAACCACTCATATACAATTCTGTCATAAATTCCTTATCCAGCCCTATTTCTTTCATCGCAGGAGTAATTTTAAGCTTATTAACTTCCATAAATTCATTTGCTTTTGTTTCAGCTTTTGCTTTTTTGTTATACTCTTCCTTAATTTCAGCTCTTATTTCTTCTTCTGTTTTTTGCTTTTCTGGAACAACCTCTTTTATTTCCAGTCCTTCAATTTTTCCATAAGCCAATATTTCTTCTTTTGTTAAACTTTTTAATACGTCTTCTCTTGTCATATCATTTCCTTTCTTTTCTTCTATTTCTTCAAATTCAAAGAATATACTTTCTTCAAATTCCGCTCCCTGTATTTGAGGATTAATTCCAATCGGCAAGACCGCTATTTTCGTTAAATAATCACTTGGAATTTCTGCCGATACTCCTTTCAATATTTGGTCATTATAATATCTTTCGCCTTTTTCATTGAAATTCAAGTCAGCATATACTACTGATTTCCCATCAACATCCTTTATTTCAAAGTTATTAAATTTCCCGACAGATACTGGTTCTTTCCCTTCTTTTTTCCATTTGCTTGTGTGTTGAAAAATAGCATTGACTTCTCTGCCTGTATCAAAAATTTTTTTTACCCTTTCCTTTGTATATTCTTCATCACTTTGAGGATATTTTCCACTTTCAAAGACCTTTATCCTTTTTTTCATTTTCCACCTCCTTGCGTCGCTTCTCACTATATAAGAATGTGGAACAAAAAAGGTAACGTTACATAAAAATTAGGTTAAAAAGAATTACAAGAATTTGATATAAGCTAGTAAAATCAATGTTTTCTTAAATAAAATTAATTTATTTTAATTTTTATTTTTGAACAAAAAAAGACACT